TTCGTGTACACTTGCTGATACTTACCATCTTTGACACCGAGCAATACACGAACCCGGTTATCAGCCCCCACAGCGTTTACAAGCTGACGAATCTCTGTGACATCACCGGCCATGATCTTATCAATGGTATCGAATGTACACTCATCACCATTAATTACGTTAGCATATGCTTTGATGAAATCCATGAGCATGTCCTCACCGACGTATGCTTTACGCACACCACTAGACTTGTACCAGTCATACAATTCTGATGGGTCTTGGTCTGCAAATACAAACTGACCTACAGAATTGCACCACAAGTTCTTCCCAGACTTAGCTACACGATGTTCTGGCTTTACAAGAATGTCAAAGCGTGTAGTAAACGAAGGCTCGATGCACTTCAACCAGAATGTAATCTTGTTGTATGTATCACCCCCAATAGACACATCAGTGTACTGTGGTTCTGCTCGTAAGTTGATTCCTAGGTCACTTAGCTCAGACTGTGAGGGATTCACAGCCATGATTTGCATAGGGGCAATACCTACATACAGTGGTACTCCACCACCACCTGCTACTTCTTCGTTGGAGTTGTTTGCGTTAATAGCCATTAGTCAATAAGTTCAAAGGTGTCAAATGAATCGTTTTCTGCAGTGTTGTCTTCTACACGCTGTGCTTCAGTATCAACACGCAATTGGTTTGGGTTCTCTTGAGGAGCCTCTTGCTTGGGAGTTACGTCATCCACGAGAGTAAAGCTGATCTTAGTCAGTGCTCTCTTTGGGCGACGGTTCTTGAGCATGGGGTGTTGGAACAACTGCTTGATCTCCATCCCAGTGAGCTCGTACTTCTCCTTGATTTGGGGACGACCGAGACCGTTATCAAGGTCTGCGATAATACCGGAAAGTGTGAGGGTCTTCTGCTCTCCTTCAGGAGTGATTTGCTTTTCTACGGTAGGCTCCGTTTGTTGATTTGCTTCAATCATAGTGTTTGGGTTTAAAGTTAGTCGATGAATATTTTGTCCCACTCAAGCGGGAACGTTTGACCTTTAAGGTGGTCACACCTTGAGCCGGCTTGTATGTCACCAAGAGAGTCGAAACTAATCATTGTAGTATCATTCTCGCGGAACACATAGCCGATAGCATCTGCATTAGCACATGTGATATTACGAATCTTCCCGGTCAGGTCAAGATCTTTGTAAGCTACCTCTTTGCCTTTCTTCTCTATCTTAGCTTCCTTAAGATGACCAACAAGAATGACATGATCAGCAAGAGTGTTAAGCCGCTCAATCCATTTTTTAAAAGCCATACGAAGATACATGTAGCCAGCGCCATTAGGTAGAGTAAGAACAGATAGTCCGGCATTCTCTTTATCAAAGTTTTTACCCATGGGCGTGTTCTGATAGAGCCTCTTGGCTTCCGGCTCGCACCAGACTTCGAGTTGCGTAACTGTGTCAATTGCAATGTATTTATAAGGTTTACCTTGACTGATAATCTCTTTCCCAATCTTAGCCAGTTCCGTTAGGTTCTTAGCTTTGATCTTCAGAGCATCAATCATATCAGTTCCGTCCTCCAAGTCAATGATAAGGCAGTTGTCTAACTGAGCAAGAGCTGATGTCTTGCCTACCTTGGGTTGACCATAGAGAACGAAGTTCTTGGGGGACTTCCTACTAGCCTTAATTTTACTAGTGGGAAGGCTAATCTTTACTTCGCTCATTAATTGTGAATGTTGATAAATCTGTTTGAAATGGGATCATTCCCAACAAACCATCACGATTCTTCTCCACGTGACAAGCTAGTAACCCAACAGGGTCTTGTCCACAGTACGAATCAGTAATCCCATACAAGTCGTAGGGACGCTGTAACATCATAACTACATGAGAGTCCTGACCAATAGAATCACCTCCGAAGAGGTCGGTTAGCAAAGGTTGGTATTGCTGTTTGGCTCTGTACTCCTGTTCGATGTTACGATTCAGTTGTGAAAGTAGAATTGTTATGGATTGCATCTTTGCCTGCATCCACATGCAGGACTTAGAAACTGTATTTAGTTTCTGCAGTTCTGTATCCTCCTTCCCAAGAACTAATCGTGAGTGGTCAATCAAATTGATGACAGTCTTCGAAGGATGTCGTAAGAACATCTCCTCGTTAACTTTCTTGATTATGTTCATGTCTTGGGGGATACTACAGAAATACATAGGATAATCCTTGTACTTCTGTACAGCTTGCTTGTACTTATCGAATGCTTCTTCTGATAGAGTACTCTCTACAGAAAGCAGGTCGAATGTCTGAAGCTTAGTGTCCTTTGAGCCAGCACGTAGTATTTGCTGCTCACCGGGCATCTCAAAGCTCCAGTAAATAACGATTAAATCGTTGTTTGTTTCTTTGTTTACATCGAGTATGTCAAATATTAATTGATTAGAAAATGCTGATTTACCTACCCCAGGTCGACCTGCAATAACATACATCTTACCAGGCTGCAAGCCCCCCATAAGATTTCTGTTAAGTCTAGGCCACGACGTAGGGTATACACGTCTCTTCCCCACCATACCATCATGGACATCTCGTATAGATTTCTCTACTGTCTTTGAAATATGATAGAGTTTTGGGAGACTATAGTTCCCTTGTGATGCGTCGCTCATTGTCTGAAGTGTCTGTTAGGTCTTGATAGCGCTCCCAGGTATGCTGATTAATCCATGTACTCAGCATCTGCATATAGCCTAAGTTATTTGCTTTCTTCCTTTGGTCTAGCTCTACACCCAAGCATCTAATCACCTCCTTGTGTTTGACTACGCTTCCATTAATGTACTTCTCGTACTGTTTGCGAGCCTTCTTGTTTGTTGAGGCATTAGGGTCTTTGGCACGTAGGGGGCGTACACCCCCATTTGCATATACCTTAAGAGGAAAGTGGGAGAGAAGCTCTGACCACATTTGATCGAACGGAGTAGCATTTGGTGAACTAAACTTCGCTCTAACAACATGTTGATCAGTGCTCTCCCCCAGCTTAACCAGGCCTTTGGTTTGCATTACTTCAAGCCTAACAACTAACTTTAGATCGTCTATGACATCGTGGGAACCACTTTGCAAGAGAGACAAATATAAGTATTCGTCAGCAGTTATCCCAAAATCTTTGAGACTTTTTGTACAAATCTCTACGACCATAATAAATAGTTGTATATCAGTAAGATGTTATAAACTTCTTCTTTATTCTCTTACTGCGATCCTTCAAGCCCTTATTGTACAAGGCTTTGAAGTATCCACACCAATTTCCAATTCCAGATTGAACTTGAAATGTACCTAAGTTCTTGGCTATCTGTGAAAACATACGCGCAGTAGTAAAGGCTGGATCTTCACTCAGAGATACAAGGGCTTTAAGGACTGCCCCTTGTTTCCACACATTTGCAGGAATAGGGAAGTCTATCTGTATACGAAGTGCTATGTAATCCAGGATCTCTTGTTTTGTATCAGTCATAGCATAGACAAAGTTCCCCTCTACAAAGCGCTTTGAAATTCCACCTCCCATCTCCCCTTTTTCACATGCAACAGTTCTAAGTGCAGCAAGACTCAACTCCGGGTATTTATCCCACAAATCTTTCAGCTTCTTGTAGTTTTCATTATGAATGTAGTGCATCAACCAATCCTGGATTCCCCACTTACCAACCTTATTGTTTACTTCAGAAAGCATGTCCTTGAAGAACTTCTCATTTCCTTTGAAATTCTTATCAAGTCTAGCTACATTTAGGGAATTAACTTCTCCTTTCTCGAGGGTCTGCTCATAGGCTTTTATCCTATGCTGACCATCAAGAACGTAGTTGTCTTTCGTAATCAATACAGGGCTAATATTAGACCCGAACTTAGAGATGCTCTCTGCAAGCTTGTCGATGTGCTTTTGAGAGAACTCGAAGCGATTGTTCTCAATGTACTTGACATTGGGAAGGTTTGTTACTGTCGTCAACTGTAACTTTAGATTTTTAACCATTTTACATTGTTTAAAGATTTAACTGCTTGTTTTAACCACTTCTCTTCCTGAGAGTTGTGGACATAGACTATGTAGATCTTACCGATCTTGTCTGGGGTACTGAGTCGAAGGAGTCTACCAACCCTCTGAATCATAGGTAAGGACTTACTAACAAGGCCAGCAATAATGCCGACACTAGCGTCAGGGACATCAAAACCCTGGTTAAGTGCTTTTGTACTGCAAAGGATACGGTTGGATCCAGCTCGAAACGATTCAAGTACCGCTTCTCTTCCTTTCTTAGTATGCCCAGAATGATACGCAAGTGCCGAAAGAGAGTCAGCCATAGAGTCAGTGAACTTATTAGTCCCAGAAAATACAAGAATTTTATCATCAGTGTGTTGTGCTACGAGTTCCTTAGCCTTGTCAATTTTAGCTGTAGAGTGCTGTACAACCTTTGTACGTTCTGATATTGCATTGAAGAACATTTTTGCTGCACCAGCATCACCAGGAATCTTCTTTGCTAAGATAAGCTTAGCTGCAGTAAATGCATCGAAGTCCCCAATACGATACTTGGCTTGCAAGAATTTGTTCTGTGCTTTCTTGTATGCTGCTTGGTCCTCATCGTTGAGTTCAACCGGGATACAAACTATCTCGTATGGGCTCACTAGTCCCAGCTCTACACACTCATCAAGAGAGATGTGAAAGCGAATAGGGGCAAGCTTCATAAGATAGTTACGGTATTCATCATCTTCAGGGACCGTAGCTGTCATGCACAATAACCTGTCGTACGTATTGTTCTCAAAGAACTTACGATACTGCGGGCTTATGCCTAAGTGTACCTCGTCACACACAACAATATTGTAGTGCTCTCCTTCTAGCTTGTAGGCTGATTGATAACACATAATGTCTGTCTGTAACAGAGCAACATCCGCATCCCACTTCTTAAACTCTTCTGCAAATTGATCTTGCAACTGAGTAGTGGGGACAAGGACTAGGGCTTTGTCTCCGGGCTTGAGCAGTTTACTAACTGCTAATACCCCACAGCGAGACTTACCGAAGCCTGTGCCTGCGATGATGCTCCCATTAAAACCATCTTTTGCCCATGCATTTAGGGCCTTGCGTTGTTGTTGATTCTTTACCTCATATATTTTCTTCATTTTGTTTGCTACTATCATTTTCCTTGTTAATTAGTTTTAATCTATCAGCTAAAGACTGCAGACTATCTGCATCTTCAACCACTTCTAGTTTATTCAAAAGACTGATACATGTTTTGTACCTGTCCTTGAAATACGGGTATGTCTCAAGCAAATTCTCAGCTTGTTTATAGCTGTGTTTGATTGTAGAGTGATCTCTATTAATATACTTCCCAATCGCATCCAATGTCAATGTAGTCCTGTCTCTAACTATCTTTGAGAATGCATGCCGTGCAAGTACGCATTCATGATGCCTGTCTCTCCCAAGCATACTATCTCTATCAATGTCAAATGCAAAAGCACAGATATCTAAATAGTCAGACAAGTCCACAGACAAGCATGTAAATGCGTTAAGAGCCCTTAGTCTATCTCTGTTCCTAATCCCAGGGTAAACAAAAGGGCTCAACTTTTTAGTTGTCCCTTTTTCTGGCATTTTGCTTCTTGATTTCAGAGATTCTACGAGTAACGTCTTCCCACTTATCCATAAGCATATCTGTTAGGATAAGAAGAGCTATGCAGGTTATTGCGAATATCAATAGCCCGCACAGAAAATAAAATGCAAATTCCATCATGTTTAATGTGTGTTTAGTTGTGAATTGTACTCCCGATAGGATTCGAACCTATGGCCTACTGCTTAGAAGGCAGTTGCTCTATCCAACTGAGCTACGGGAGCAAAACAAGAAGAGTGAGCACATCTGCCTACGTACTCACTCTTCTCTATACATTGTGTCTTTACACCTACATAGTACTAAAAAGGTGGCCTGTCTTTTTTGCATCTAATCCCTCATACAGACAATTGAGATTAGCCCTTGGCAGAATGTGTTACTTTCTACGATCTGGAATCAGAGCACTGATTATGCTATCCAGGTAGCCAAACACTTTGTTATCCTTCTCTGTAGGAGTAAGGTTAACAATAACTTTGATGAATGCAAGAGTAGCAATAGCAAGCTCTGCAAGATTGTCTAAAATAAATTCCATTTAATTAGGTTTTTAGGTTTAAAATTATGTGCGCCTACTAGGACTTGAACCTAGGACCTGCGGATTATGAGTCCGATGCTCTAACCATCTGAGCTACAAGCGCAATTCCAAACATGAACATTATTACAATTGTTAAAATGTTTGGATGAATAGGAATAGGTTGATGGTCTTCACAAAACCACGGCGGGTTTGGGGTGCTGCATGGATCCATAACCTGAGCGTTGTAATCCGTTAAGTACGGATTGTTCTGAAACGCTGGGTCTTTCTTGGGGTCATACATACCACGAAGATAATCAATCTATTGGGAACCCAGAAGAGTCTGCAGGGTGCGAGTCTATCTGATCCCATGTGTCACCATACACGTCTGGGTTATCTGCACACCCTAAAAGAACAAAGCAAATCAAGAAACAGATTATACCTATTAGTAAGGCTGTCTGTTGCTTGTCTCGCTGTATTACAATTAGGTGTGCAGCAAACCCAATCAGGATAACAAGTATCCCACAAAGAATAATCTCAATAATCGCAGTCACCTTTCACTTGATTTAAAATGTCCTCGTCTATCTTCTGACTATTATCAGATATCCACCTGTCTATGAGCTTCCCAACTTCCTTGGTTTGTTCTACCTCTTTGAGCTCTTCATCATAGATACTAGACTTTGTAATATGCAACGCATCCACTTCTGGTCTCACGTCAGTATGGTAACCTTTTGTTCCCCAAAATTCATACTCCCCGATACCGTGGTCAACAAATACTACTGTTGCTTCTATCTCAATGTCCATGCTGTAGTCCGCCCCAAGCTCAACTCCTTCATAGTCTAGATAAACGATTTCCATTTCTAGTTTATTAATATTGATTCTTTGTCTCCATTCTTGTTTATTTCTAGCAATCATCCATTCACACCAAGCTGCATAGCTTGGGGCTGGATCGT